GCCGCCAATTGGCGGCCGGGGGTTTCAGTGGGGGGGTATCTCCAGCGGGGAGTATAGCGAGGTGACGTATGGCCGGTGAACGAGGACCACTTCCGCAGCCGGCGCAGCTGCATTTGCTGCGCGGCAACCCGAGCAAGAAGCCGATGGCGGCTCTGCTCGACGAGAAGGTGCGGCCGAAGGTTGAAATCCCGGCGCCGCCGGCACACCTAATACCCGAGGCTCGCGCCGAATGGGACCGCATCACCGTGCACCTCGAGCAGCTCGGACTGATTTCGCAGATAGACCGTGCGGCCCTGGCGGCGTACTGCCAATCATGGGGTCGATGGGTCATGGTCGAGAAGCGGATTGCCGGGGAAAATCACGTCGATAAGAAGCACCTGGCGGGGCTGGTCGGCGACACGCCCTCCGGCTACAAGCAGATCTCGGTGCTGCTGCAGATATCGAACCGCTGTGTCGAGCAGATGGAGAAATTTCTGTCGCACTTCGGCATGTCGCCGGCGGCACGCTCGCGCGTGACGGCATCGGACCCGCAGATGGCGCTGCCAGGCATCGACAAACCGCAGGAAGGCGGATGGGGAACATTCAAGCGATAGACCATGTCGCCGAGTCGATCGAATACGCGCAGGAGGTGGTGGCCGGGCTGATCCCGGCATGCAAATGGGTCAAGGCGGCATGCCGCCGACAGCTCGACGATCTCGAGCGCTGTGAGAACGACGAAGCGTGGGCTTACGACTGGCGGCCCGAGCTTGCGGACCGGGTGATCCGGTTCATCGAGCTGCTGCCGCACGTCAAGGGTCCGCTCGCGGGCGAGCCGATCCGGCTCGAGCGCTGGCAGAAGTTCATCCTCGCCTGCGTGTTCGGATGGATCCGCAAAGCCGACGGGCGGCGGCGATTCCGCACGGTGTACGAGGAAATTCCGCGCAAGAACGCGAAGACGACCAAGCTCGCCGGCATCGGGCTCTACATGCTCACCGCCGATGGCGAGCTCGGCGCCGAGGTTTATTCCGCCGCGACGAAGGAAGAGCAAGCGCGGATCGTGTTCGAGATCGCGCAGCAACAGGCGCGAATGGAGCCGGAATTCCGCTCGACCCTCGGCGTGGAGATATTCCGCAAGGCGCTGGTGGTGCGCGACACCGGATCCAAGTTCGTGCCGCTTGCCGCGGAGGCCGACAGCATGGACGGGCTCAACGTCAGCTGCGCGCTGATCGACGAACTGCACGCCCACAAGACGCGCGCGGTGCACGACGTGCTTGATTCGGGCACGGGCTCGCGCGCGCAGCCGCTGCTGTGGAAGATCACCACCGCGGGGTCGAATCGCGCCGGCGTGTGCTACGACCAGCGCACCTACGGCACCAAGGTCCTCAACGCGGTGCTGAAGAGGCACGGCGGCATGGGTTACCGGGTCGAGGGCGAAGCGGTCGACGACGAGTCGTTCTTCGCGATCATCTACACGATCGACGAGGGCGACGACTATTTCGCCGAGGAGACCTGGCGCAAGGCGAACCCGAATTACGGGATATCCGTCGATCCCGAGGACCTGCAGCGCATGGCAACCGTCGCCCAGGTCCAGGCGCAGGCGCTGAACGAGTTTCTGACCAAGCGGCTCGACGTCTGGGTCAACGCAGACTCGGCGTGGATGAACATGCTCGCGTGGGAGGCCTGCGCCGACCGCGATCTCAAGGAAGAGCGCTTCGCCGGCAAGCGCTGCGTGATCGCACTCGATGCCGCGTTCAAGAAGGACCTCTTCGCGAAGGTGAAGGTGTTCCGCGAGGACGGGCACTACTACGCATTCGGCCGCTACTACACGAACCAGGAGCAGACCGAGCAGAAGGGCAACGAGCACCTGGCGGCCTGGGTGCGTGAGGGCTGGCTTCGCACGACACCGGGCAACGTCCTCGACATCGAGGCGGTACGCGAGGAGATCACCGGCCGCAAGAAGCCTGACGGCAGGATCGATCTCCCCGGCGACCTGCAGCGCTTCGAGATTGCGGAGTGCTGCTTCGACCCCGCGCAGCTCACGCAGTTTTCCACCGAACTCGGCGAGCAGGGCCTGAAGATGGTCGAGATCCGGCCGACGGTGCTCAATTTCTCGCCGGCGATGAAGGAGCTCGAGGCGCTGGTGGTGTCGAAGAGGCTCCACCACAACGGCGATCCGGTCATGGCGTGGGCGATCTCGAACGTGGTGTGCCACTTCGACGCGAAGGACAACATCTACCCGCGCAAGGACGATCCGTCGAAGAAGGACCGCACCAAGAAGATAGACCCCGCGATCGCGCTAATCATGGCGATCGCCCGAATGATGACCGCGCCTGACGAAGGGAACATCGAGGGATGGCTCAAAAATCCGGTGACGGCCTGAGCTGGTGGCGCAATGCGCTGGTCGGGATCGGCCTGAAGGCGGCGAGCTACGGCGCGGGGCAGTCACTCACGCTCAAGGACGCAGCGCTCGGGCGGTTCTTCGGCATGCCGTCGGCGACCGGCAAGACGGTCACCGACGAGGCGGCGATCGGCATCAGCACGGTGTGGGCGTGCGTGCGGCTGCTGGCCGAGACGGTCGGCGCGATGCCGCTCGCGGTTTTCGAGCGCCAGAAGGACGGCAACTCGAAAAAGATCGACCACCCCCTGTCGGACGTGCTGATCGGGTCGCCGAATTCCGACATGACCAGCCAGGAGTTCCGGGAAGCCAAGACGGCGAACCTGGCCATGCGGGGCAATGCCTATTCGCTCAAGGAAGTGGCGGGGAACGGCGATGTCAGCTCGCTCTACCCCATTCCGGCCGCCGACGTCGAGCCTAAACGCGAACGCGACGGCTCGATTGTCTTCCGCGTCAACGACCGCGGCCGCTGGGAGACCCTGCCGCAGGAGAAGATCTGGCACTGGAAGGGATTCGGCTTCAACGGGGTGACCGGCCTCTCGCCGCTCGCCTATGCACGGGAATCGATGGGGCTTGCGCTCGCAAGCGAGGAATTCGGCGCGCGCCTGTTCGCGAACGGCGCATCGGTTTCGGCGATTCTCAGCATCCCGGGATGGTTGAAGCCCGACCAGCGCGAGATTGCCAAGAAAAATCTCGACGAACTCGCCAGCGGCATGCGCACCCACAAGCCGACGCTGCTCGAGGGCGGCATGGAACTGAAAGGGGGGATTTTCCCGCCCGAGGACCTGCAATTCCTGCAATTGAGGCAGTTCAGCGTGCGCGATTTGTGCCGGTTCTACCGCATTGACCCGCACATGGTCGGCGACCTCGAGCGGGCGACGCACAACAACATCGAGCAGCTCTCGCTCGAGTTCGTGATGTACACGATCATGCCCTACCTCACGCGGGTGGAGGCCTCGGCCGCGAAATGGCTGCTGAAGCCGGGCGATCGCAGCCGGTTTTTCCTCCGCTTCAATTTTGAAGGCCTGCTGCGCGCGGACTCAGTCGCGCGGGCCCAGCTCTACTCGATCCTGCTGCAGAACGGGGTCTTCAACCGCAACGATGTGCGGGCGCTGGAGAATCGCAACCGCAGCGACGCCGCGGGCATGGACGACTACACCGTGCAGTCGAACATGGCGCTGATCCAGATGCTCGAGGCGCTGGTGGCGTCAAAAAACACGGGAGCCAAAGGCGACCAACCGACCAATATCTCGGTGAATCCGATGCTCGGCGTGACCCTGCCGGATTCGATGCGCCACAACGTCAAGCACGACGTGGAAATATCGGGGCTCAAGGACCTGGCCGGCCAGGTCGCGGCCTCGGTGAGGCAGGCCGAACGGTTGTTCCAGTCGCTGGTCTCGGCGCAGGAACGCTTCGACCTGGGCTTCACGGACCTCGCCAAGCGGGCGGACCGGCCGCGCCGCGCCGTTTTCGACCGAGACGGAAACCCCATCGGCACGGAGCCGGTGGAAAGCCTGCATTGAAAAGGAACTGACACATGGCCATTCAGCTATCGGTGAGGGTGCGCAACGCCCGGCTTGACGTAATCGAGTCGGACATGGGGGCGACGCCCATCGTGGAGCTCCGCAGCGGCGCCCAGCCCGCCAATTGCGCCGCCGCGGGCAGCGGCACGCTGCTCGCGCAGTCCGCGCTGCCCGCGGACTGGCTCGCGGCGGCGAGCGGCGGCACCAAGGCCAAGGCCGGCACCTGGACGCTCACCGGGCTCGCGGGCGGGGACATCGGGCACTTCCGCATCTATCGCCCCGGCAGCCCCTCGGAATGCGACATGCAGGGCAGCGTGACCGCCACCGGCGGCGGCGGCGACATGACGGTGGACAACATCACGATCGCCCTGGCGCAGATCTGCACGGTCAATACGTTCGTGCTGACGGACGGCAACGCGTAAACAGCGGCTGACGCGTTGATTCTCCGCGCCCACCAATGAGACTATTCACACGTAAACCCCGGCTCTTGTTGCCGCAGTTCCGGCCGCTGCCCCCGCGTCGGGAGCGCGGCCTGCTGTCCCCCTTCGCCTGCGGTTTCGGCAAGGTCGTCACGAACTACAGCGCGCCCTCCACCACGCCCGGCACCTCGATCACGCCGGGGACCAGCGACGCGATGGGGAGCTTTACGGAATTCATCAGCGACACGCTGGTGACGGATGACTGCTACGGCATCTGGCTCAACTTCCACACAAGCAATGCCAGCGCACAAGCCCGGCCGATACTGGTTGATATCGGGGCTGATCCTGCCGGCGGCACTTCGTACGGCGTCATCATCCCGAATCTGAACGCGGCGTGCGCGTGGACGTGGAGCAACGCGGCGGCGCCTGCTGGTCACTTTTATTATTTTCCGCTGTTCATCAAAGCGGGAACCGCGCTGGCGGCGCGGGCGCAGGTGGGGAACACGACGGCGCTCACGTTGCGCGTGGTTGCCCGGCTGTTCGCCAAGCCCAAGCGCCCCGAACTGCTGCGGTGCGGGGCTTACGTCGACGCCATCGGGATCGACGCCGCGAACTCGCGCGGCACGGCGATCACCCCGGGGGCGTCCTCCGGGGAAGGCGCGGCGTGGGTATCGCTCGGCACCCTGCCGCGCCCCGCCTGGTGGTTTCAGGCCGGATTTTCGGTGGACGACAGCACGATGACAGCGGGGGCGATGAATCTCGACATATACACCGGGGACGCATCCAACAAGGTGCCAATCATCTCCGATATGGCTTTCTTCACCGGCGGCTCGGAGATCATTTCCGGTGAGATCTACAACTCGATGGACGCTCACCAGGAATTAGCGAGCGGGGCCGAGTTGTTTGCCCGCGCCAGCTTCAGCGGCTCACCGGTGGACAGCAACAACAGCGCGATGGCCTACGCGCTCGGAGGCTGATCGTGGCGATTACGGCAGCGTTCGAAAGCTCCGAGACCGTCGGAACCACCGAGCATTCGCTGGTGACAGACACCGCCGGGCCGGACGCGGAAACGTCCGATGGCGTGTTCCAGGCGTTCCTCGACCTGATGGCGCTCGCGGCGGGTGATGAGTATCAATTCCGCGTCTACGAAAAAGTGCTCGCCGCCGGGACGCAGCGAGTCGTTTATGAGGCGCGCTTCCTGGGGGCGCAATCGCCCCCGGTGTATGTCACTCCCTGCCTCATCCTGATGCACGGCTGGGACATGACGATGGACAAGATCGCGGGCACTGACCGCAACATCGACTGGTCAATCCGCAAGATTTCCTGATGGCGATCACCGTCTACACGCGCACGCTGCCGAACCTGCTCCCGGCGACGCGCAGGGCAACGTATCGTCGCCTCATATTGCTGCTCGACCACATCGAAGGCTTCGGCATCGACCTGATTGGTTTCAGCATAGACATTCCGACGCGGGTGGTGACGATCACGCTCACCGATCCGATCCCGGCGGATAATGTCGCGCACCTGGACCTCGGCCCGTGAGCTCGTGGGTATGGCAGCCGCTGCTGCCGGCGGCGGCGCAGAGTCAGGCGGATTCCGGCGGCATCAACGCCGACCTGGCAGCGACGCTCGGCGCGCTGACGAGCTCGGCGGCAGGCACGCTGGCGATCCAGGCGGATCTCGCGAAAACGCTCGGCGCCGTCACCCTGTCGTCGGCGACGGTGCTGGCGATCCGGACGGACCTCGCGAAGACATTCGGGGCCGTCACGCTGTCGTCGGCGACGGTGCTGGCGATCCGGGCGGACCTCGCGAAGACGCTCGGAGAGCTGACGCTCTCCGCCACCGGCACGATCGCGGATCCCGGCGCCATCAACGCCGACATGGCAGCGACGCTCGGCGCGCTGACGAGCTCGGCGGCGGGCACGCTGGCGATCCGGGCGGACCTCGCGAAAACGCTCGGCGCCGTCACGCTGTCCTCGGCGACGGTGCTGGCGATCCAGGCGG